TAATACTACACAAATTAATAAAATTAATAATATCCATATTAAATTCATTATATATATTATATTATATTATTTTATTAAAAATTGTTATAATTTTTATTTTTATAAAAAATTATAAATGAATAACTTAATTTATAATTTACTCTTTTTTAAATAAAATGTTTTAAATAAAACATTTTATTTAAAACATTTTATTTAAAAAATTGAAAATTACAAATAATAAATATATTTAATAAATAAGATAAAATAAAACTATCAAATGTATAATTATTACTACAATAATCTTATTTTAAATAAAGATATTATAATAAATTATTGTTTAGTTGTAATATTTGCTAATTCAACTGCATTGGTATTAATATATTTATATAATTTAATAAAATATAAAAAAACAAATAATGATACAACTGAAGAAGATATAATAGATGATACAGATGATAAATTAATTGAGTTAGTAAGGGAATATGAAGATAATAATAATTGTAAATTAATAATAATAATTGATTCAGATATAATAAATAGTAAAGATATAGAAGAAAAACATAGTGATATAATAATAAATATAGATAATGATATTAAATTTTTAGAAGTGATATATAAATTAAATAAATATAAATTAAATAAATTAGAAATAATAATACATACAATTGGAGGATATATTAAATCATCAAATATTATACATACAATATTATTTAATAATAATTTAAATACAAGAGCATATATACCAATAATAGGATATAGTGCAGGAACTTTATTAAGTTTAAGTTGTAAAAAAATTTATATGAATAAATATGCTTTATTAAGTCCAACTGATCCACAAATTGTAATAAATACAAATGATATAACTTATAAAGTATCATGTGCTGATTTTAGTAAAGTTAAAACAAAAAAGAGTAATTTAATATTAAATAAATTACAAAATGAGAAAAATCATAATGAAAATTTAGAATATATAAATAATATTTTAGATAAAAAAAATATATATAATAAAGATTATTTAATAAAATTACTTGCATCTGGTGATTATTCACATGAGAAACCAATAACTAAACAAATATTAAATAAAAATGGATTAAATATTAAAAAAATACCAGATACAATAAATAATATATTTGATACTTTCCTTGAAACATATAATTAATTTCTAAATAAATATTAATGGGAAATTTTTTTACAAAAAATGATGAACTTGCTATATTAAAAGAAAGAATAAATAAATTAGAAACAACTGAGAATTTAATTGATGAATCAAATAAAATTATAGAATTAAAAAAAGAAATAGAATCATTAAAACAAATAAATAAGAATTTAGAGAATGAATTAAAAATAAAAATAGATAATAATGATAATAAAAAAATAAAACAGTTAATAACTAAACAACAAATACAAGAAACAGTAGATAAAATATTAGAAAATCAAAATATAAATATAAAATATTTACCAGATGTAGTAGAACGACAATTATATATAAATATATTAACAATATTAATTAATTTATTAGATGAAACATTATCATCTTCAAGTATAAAATTACTTGGTTTTGAAATTAATTTTGATTTAGAACCAACAAAATAATTATTTATTTTAATAAATAATTATTTATTCTTTTGAAGATTTTGCTTTTTTATATAATCTACTCATATATTTTACATCTTCTGACATAACTTCTTTTGAGTGTTTATCTGCTTGATAATTTCTTAATAAATTTAATCGTTTTAAAACTTTTAATTCATTGTGGTCTTTTGATGCTCTTCTTAAAGATTTTCGTCTATAAGCATCAGATCTATCAGTACTATAACCATATTTACGAAGACTTAATTCTTTTCCAGGTTTAGGTAAAACTTGACGAGATAATGGAGTTTTTCCAGGTTGTCCAACATCTTTAACACATTTTCTTTCAACTTTAGATGAACTAATGTATGCTGGTTTAACTTTTACACCATCACTTCTTCTATAAGAACGACGAAAATGACCTTTTTTAGAATAACTTCTACGCATAATTTGTCCTTTAGGACAGGATTTTTTTGATTTTTTTGATTTACGAGAATTCATAAATAATTAATTATAAAAGTAGTATATATATTTTTTTTATATAGTTATAAAATATAATATATATACTACTTTTATAATTAATTATTTATGAATTCTCGTAAATATTTAATTATAAAAGTAGTATATATATTTTTTTTATATAGTTATAAAATATAATATGTTTGATGATATATATCAACATAAATATTTAAAATATCCATTAACAGATACAGAAGTAGATATAATAAATAATGTATGGAATTTTTTAGAATTATTTACAAAAAGATATATATTTATATCAGATTATAGAAAATATATAATAAAAGAAATAAATTCAAAATATGAACCTGAAGAATTTTATATATTAGAAAGTATATTAAATAAATTATTTTGGAATTTAAGATATATTATTGCTCCATTATGGGAAAATCCAAAATTAAGTGAAAATGAATATAAAAAAATATTAGAAAATAATTACACAATACCAAATTCTTTATTATTATGTTCAGTTAATAAATTTAACAATGAAAATGAATTAAATGAAATAATAAATAATAAAATTACAAATTCTGTATTTTATAGAAGTTTTATTAATAAATTAATTATTGTAGATAGAAAAAATAATTTAATATATTCAAAAAATATAGAAGGTTCAGCAGATATTTTTGATAAAAATTATTTTAATAGTTATACAATGCAAATTTTATTCAATAAAAAACTGTATTATAAAATAATGAAAAATCCAATAATAATTAAAGATTTAAAAATAGATTTACCTGAATTTTTTTATCAATATGATTATGCTTTTCCTAATATTAATTATTGTGTATATAAGTTTGGTTCTAAAAATGATCGTTATAATAGAATCAAAAAAATGTATTATATTAAAGAAAAACCAAAATCAAAATATTGGTATAAAATTATATAATTTAAAAAATTGAAAAATAAATAATTTAAAATATATAAATAATATATTGTAAAAATATGACAAAAACGAATGAATTTGTCAAATATTTAACGGAATATTTTGATATATTTTTATTTGATTTTGATTTTACAATGTGTAAAGAAGCAATTTATAAAAAATTAGAATTATCAAATTGGAAAGAATTAATTGATAAAGAATATCTTAGTGGAAAAGAATTTATATCAAATAATATTTTTTTTAATGAACTATTAGATAAAATTAAAGATACTACAAAAAAAATATTTATAGTAACTCATTGTAATAATGGTGAAGGAATACAATATATATTAGAACATGAATTGAATAAAGATTATATGAATATTAATATAATATATGGAAGAGATAATAATAAATCTAAATATAAACCAATAGGTATTAGTAGTGATACTATTTTTTATATTAATTCTTCAAAAGTTGATATGTTTAATTTTATAAAAAGTTATTTAGGTGAATTAGATAAACGCCGAACAATATTATTTGATGATAATATAATTAATATAAATACTTTAGGTTCAAACGGATTAGGGTTGTGTATAACGATATATGTAAGTGTAATGTATGATATAAATTGTTCAGATTCATTTAATGAATTAAATTTTGATGATTATTATAAAATGATTAATAATCAACTTAAAAACATATAGTATTTAAAAAAAGAAATTTTTTATTAATAATTTTTTAAATTATTAATAAAATATATAGAAAATTAATATGGAACATATAGATAGATTTATTAATATATTTCTAATAATAATAATAATATTAATAGTGTATTACTTTATAAAAGAAGGAATAACTAAATATGAAAAATTTACATCTGATTTACCAAATAATGAATCAATAAATAATATTGCAAGTGTATATAATAATGATTTAATGACAGTCACAAATTTAAAAGTAACAGGTTCATTTAATTTATTACCAAAAGGAGTAATAGTTGCATGGAATGGAACACATCCTCCAGATGGATGGACAATATGTGATGGAACAAATGGAACACCTGATTTAAGAGATAAATTTATATTAGGTTCAGGACCTAAATTTGGAGCAACTGGATTAACTGGTGGAGAATCAGAACATGTTTTAACTGTTGATGAATTACCTTCTCATAATCATGAATTTACCTCATTTACTTCTGCAAGTGGTCATTGTCAAAATCCTCCTTGTGGAACTATGAATACTGATAGAGGTCCTAATAGAACTGATAAACCCGCTCAAAGTGGTAATAATTTATTATCTATTAGTATGACTGGTGGTAATAAACCACATAATAATATGCCTCCTTATTTTATTTTAACTTATATTATGAAATTATAAATTAAATCAATTTAATTTAATTTATAAATTAAATTAAATTGATTTAATTTATAATTAAATCCATATAATTATCTTGATTTACCAAATAAATCAAGATAATTATATGAATAAAATTATAAATTAAATCTATATAATTATTTAATTATAAATAATTAAATAATTATATGAATGAAATTATAAATTATATGAATAAAATTATAAATTAAATACCAATTAAACGATTATAATTACGAGGTCCATAACTTAATTTATAATTTTTATTCATTTGTTGCATTTTAGTAAAAGGATCAATATAATACCAAAAAGCACATTTTTCAAAATTAAAAGGTCCATTATGATCACCACCCATGCATCTTGAATTACCCCATTTATCAACACAAAAACCACAATTAAAACATTTTAGACAATCATTAATAGATTTTCCATTACATGTATAACAGAATGTTCCTGAATTATTATAAAAATGTTCTGTATTATTTAAATTATACAAAAATAAAACTAATAATAATACTATCAATATGTATAAATAATTCATTTATATATATTAATATATATAAATAATTAATTTATATATAAATACTTTATAAAAATAAAAAAATATATCATGTAATAAATCTTTATAAATTAATGAGTATTATATAATAAATTAATGAGTATTAAAAACTTCACAAACAGTATTATATACAATTTCATAAACATCATCACAATTATATATTTTGTCATCTTTATGTTTTATAACATAATCATTAAGAGCATTATGTAATTTAATTTCTAATTGTTTAATTATTTCTGTTAAGTTTATATACATATTATCTTTAGTTGCAGATGTACTAATAGATTTAAACATATCCCTTGTTGCAATTTGAGCTGGAGTAAAAACATCATTATGAGTACAAATATTATATTGAATATCATCTTCATCATCAATATAAAAAGCATCATTAAATATAGGAATAGCGTTAAGAGCAATACACATAATATATTTGTCAAGAGTTATTTTATCTATTTCTAGTAAATTGATTATAGTATCACTCATCTTTATTTGTATATTATAATTAATAAACTACTTTATACATTTTATTTATCAATTTTTTTTATAAAAAATTGATAAAATTAATAAAATAAAATAATAAAAACAAATAATAATAAAAATGAAATGGTATAATGTATCAAAACAATATTTTTGGGAATATTATATATATGGATTTAGTGGATTAATATTATTGGAAATATTAACAATGATATTAATAGTAATAACAAAACAACGAAAAAATATAATAAAGATGGAAAAACAATCACATCATAAAAATTTACATAGTTTAGTAGATACAATGTTAAGTATTAAAAAAGAACAAAAACTTAATAAACCATTTTATAGAGCAAAATTTTACATAATAAATATAATTAAATTTACATTATTTGTATTTTTATTAGTATATTTATATGATATTGAATTCTATGGACCATATATTTATTATATGCAAACCATATATTTATTAATATTAATACTTGAATATATAGTATATGCAATAATAGTAAATCAAACAATACATAGAAATTTTAAAAATACAAATGATGACAATACTTGTATTTTAATTCCATTTGGAGGTGGAAATATGAAAGAAAAAGTAGAGAATATACATAAAACATTAATAAATGCAGTTAAAATAGTAGGGAAAGATAGAGTATATTTATTACATAATGGAACTAGTTTAAAACCAGTATTTTATGAAGAAATAAGAGATAAATGTAAAAAATATAATGCAATATATATATATTTACCAGTTCCAAATAAATCATATTCAATATATTATTGTTCAAAATATTTATGTACTCAATATAATCAATGTCTAATAATTGATGATGATGTAGTATTACCAAGTAATATATATATACCAACATTAACATATTCAGATACATGTGCATATCCAATATGTACAGTATTTAATAATAATTATTCAAAATGGGAAAATATATTAGTAGGATTCCAAAATATAGAATATGGATTATCAGGAATGGCGAAAATATTACAATCACGATGGACTAAATTTTCTTCAACTTTATCTCATCATGGTGCTATTGGTTTATGGAAAAGAGAAAAATTAGTAGAAGTCATGAATAATCATGATACTGTATTTCATGGAGAAGATTTATTAATGGGTATTATTGCTTATAATATGAAATTTAAAATGAAAACAATGGAAGGAACTTTTGTTGAAACCCAAACTCCAACAAAAATTTTTGGTGCAGGTGGATTATATCGTCAAAGAGTATATAGTTGGGATTATGTTGTATTAAAATTTATTGATATTTATGTAAAATTATTAATTATGGGTTCTCCATTAGAAAATTTTACTATGAAAATGTTTATTTTACATGAACTTTGGACTATTTTTGTTGATATTCAAAGAATTCCTATAGTAATTTATGTTTTATATAATGAACCTTATAGAGTTCTTGGATTTTTATTATTCGTTTCTATTATTAATATATTGTTTTGTTTCTGGTTTAATTATGTAACTATTTATGAATTTCCTCATAAATCAAGTATTTGGTCTGTATTATTGATGCCTTTTTATAAATTATTAGTATTATATTTTCGAATTATTGGTGAATTAAAATATTTAATTAGATATAAATCTACAAGAATGAGATATCCTCATTTAATTCAAAATTTACCTGATTTACCAAATATTATGAATCAAGAAAAAGATACTGATATTAAAAATTTAGATTGGGATAAAATTTGGTCTGATCCTGATTATCTTATTAGATTATTTAACTTAAATACTTATAATATTGATACTGAAATGTTAGAATTAGATATCAAAATTGATAATCTTAAAAATAATATTTAATTTATTCATATAATAAATATATTATCTTATATATATGTCTAATATTATCAAATTATATTTCGCCGATTGGTGTGGTCATTGTAAATCTTTTCAATCAACTTGGAATGAAATTAAACAAAAAATATCTGAAATTCCTGATTCTATAACTAAAGAAGTTGAACATAGTGAAATGACACAAGCAGAATTAGAAACTGTTAGTGGTTTTCCTACTATACGATTTTTTAAAGAAGGAGAACAACAAGATTATAATGGAGAAAGAACTCTAGATAATATAATGGATGCATTTAAAAAATTTATAAATTTACCAGTTAAATTAACTAAATCAC